CACTTCTCAATCTTCTGTCCATCACTAGTTCCTATCCATAGTCCTAACAAATCGTAATCGTTTTGATTTGCTAAACAAGGATACAAGTTAGGCTGTGTGTTAAAGAAGCCATGATCAACCCAACGATAAAAAGGAAGTACATGAATCATATACCCTCCTACCTTTGTTAGATCGTGCATATTTTTATATACTGTATATTGATTGAATACGTGTTCGCCTGTACCGTTGTTAGTGACTAGATCAAACTGTTTATTATAATTGTATTGTTTACTGATATCTGTATTAAGATCCATTGCTATTGCATCTTTCTCTGTGTTAACATCGATAGCAACATACTCTTTGAATCCTATTGCAAGGAAAAAGTCTTTGGTAGAAGTAATAGTTTGATTGTGAATGTTTAGTCTATTAAACATTACAGCTCTTGATTTATTATTTTTTATACGTTGGTTACCTAGTTCGCAAACACTAGGATTACCTTTAGCACGTAAGTCATCTACTACAGTATCAATCGCATTAGTAATTAAATTAGTAAACGACATCTACTTCCCCAATACTACAATATACTTGTTGTTTGGGTGAACCTTACCTTGTTTATCTGTTCTTGTTTTTTCTACAAACTCATGATGAATAATTTTGATGCCAGGCATATTTTGTTCAATCTTGTCTTTCCACCAACCTGGTGTTTCAACAATCAAGTGTGCATTACGTCCGTCTGGTAGAAACTTCTTAGCAGGACTTGTAGCAATAATAAGGAATGCGTTTCTGGCAAATGTTTCGTGCATATCTTTTAGCACGTTGTCTAGGAACACAGGTTCGATATGTTCTAGAACGTCAGTACTAATAAGCATATCAAATGGTCCTGGTTGTCTTTCTTGAAACTCTGGGTGACCTGGATCCCAACCTACTGCATTAATGTCTTTGTAATTTTCTCTGAGTGCTTGTACCACTCCGCCCTTACCACAACCGTAATCAAAAATTGATTGAGGTTTAAATTCTTTTAACCATTTTTCAATAGCCTTTAATCCTTTTGCATCTCCGAAAGATGCTTTTGCATCATGCAGTTGTGACAACTGATGAACATATTCTTCACTAATCGTTTTCATTTAATCTACCTTCCTGACGTTTTTTATTCCTAATTGACTTGCCATAACTTCCAACAGAACTTATGTTAGTAGTATTTAATCTATTCATTTCTGTATCACTCACGAGCTGGCATTTGACCTCAATTGGCTTTTCTGACATTGGAATTAATTGCAACCAAGGATCTCCAGTATTGATTTTTACTTCTGTACCGTGTTTAACCATTATGTTGTTAAGTACTGCGTGTTGGTGTTTGTATTCAACAATACCAGGTACACCCCAATATGCAGTTGGGTCTTTTTGATGCCATTCAGGTTTTATCCACAACCATTTTACACCTGTGGATTCTTTTATTAACCAAGGACTACCAACCTTAACATGAGAGTAGTCTGGCTTATGGAAAGTCCAATCTTGTTCATCATGTGGTATCATTGCAGTATGTTCTGGAAACACTCTTTGATCTAGTCTACCCATCTTATCAGCTTTAAGATGTAGTTCACACCAACTAGGAAATATAACACCTTGCTTTAGTATTTCATTAATAGCAGGACATTGTTTCATGCTACTAATTGGTACAGGACTTCCGCCTGTATGTAAATTCGTATGTGTTCTCTGAGCTGGTAAGCTCTTCCACCACTCAGGTATAAAGTTCTTTGCCAACGTGGGTTGACACTGATCCATTACGTATTGTTGGTTAGTGTATACTTCTAGTACTATTTTATCAGATGAGTAATCCATAATCTATCATTTCACTTTGTCTACTAATATCTTTAATGAACCAAGCACATAAAGGCTTAGGTCCGTCCGTAATTGGTACACCTAATAGTTGTCCGTTTTTAGTTTTAGGAAAATACCATTTCATATCATTGTAGAAGTTTGTAATTTTTACTTCTCCCCAATTCATTGTATAGCTTGTTAATGGATTAAAAAGAAATGCTTCAAAGCCTCTATCATTTAAACTTGTTAAAGGCAACACTTCTATATCTCCACCTCCTTCACTATCTCCTACTGCTAGGTTCCAATCAACTGGCATTGTGATTTCTTTACCGTTTATCTCTAGTACCATTGCTGGTGAATTAAAACTTTCTAGAAATATTAAAGGCATAAAAAAGAAATCAGGTTCTTTAGGATTGCTATTATCTAGCACACTAAAGCGGACGTCTTCTGTTAGTTCCTCTGGTAAGTTATTCAGATGAAACGTTTCGTTTTCTAATGTTAATATTCTCATTTACTTTTCTTATCCATTATTTGTTTTGGCGTTAAGTTGCCTGTATCGGGATCAAGTTTTGCTAGTCTACAACTAAACAAATTCTTAGGCCCTTTACTAGTTACTATGACGGGTTGACCTTTTGCATCTATCTGTATGTCTTTAATTTTAGCACTAACGTTTCTAAAACGTCCTACTTGTACTTCGTCTCCAACTTTTATTTCTACAGTAAACTTCTTCATGACCAGTCAACCTTCTCTATTGTGAAAGGATACTCTGCTTCTTTATAAAACTTTTTACGAGATGTGAGATGCCTCTTCGCATATTTGCATGAACTAGTTAAGTCCCAAATTTGTACGAAGTCCTTGTCTTCGGCTTTTCTAATGCCTCTACCTATTGATTGAATTACTCTTACAAAAGATTTGCCAGGCTCGATAAGTACGAGATTGAAAATCCTAGGAATGTTAATGCCCACACTAGCGACTCCATATGTCGCGATAAGTACTTTGTTAGTTGCTTCTTTAATTTCATCATATTGCTCTTTACGGTCTTTTAGTTTAACATCACCTTTAATAAAAACAGAATCGGGTATTGCTTCGCAGAGTTGTTCTCCTGCACTAATTCTATCTACAAGTATTAGGGTGTTGCCACTATCCTTAATGTTGCTACACATCTTGGCCAAGTATTTAACTCTATCTTTATTTGTTACAAGATATTTGAGTTCTTCTTGATAAGAGTTGTATACATTAGTATCAAGCAGTTGTACAACGTTTACATGACACTTGGATAATACACCTTTGTCTTGTAATTCCTTTGCACTGATTTGATTAATCACAGGACCAATACTTGCAAGTATACTTTGGAATTCAAACTGTTCCTTGGGTATAGTTCCTGTTAAGCCCCAACGTATGGGTGCATTTCTTAAGTTTTGTGTTAGTAATTTCTTTAATACGTCTGCCTTTGCTTGATGAACTTCATCAATAATAATTGTTTGCACACCATCTAAAAATTCAGCTAGTGTTAGTTTTGCCTCTCCATCTTTTGTTTTCTTGTCTAGTATGTTTAAACTTTGCCAAGTACAAATTGTATGTGTTCTGCCTAGTTCTTTTCTATCGCCAAAGTAAACGCCTACGTCTAGTCCGACATTTACATAATCTTCTTCTGTTTGTGTTACAAGTGATTTGTTTGGTACAATAACAAGTGTTCTACCTACCTTCTCGCATAAGTGCGATAGTGTAGCAGTAATAATTGTTTTACCTGCACCAGTTGCCACCTCTTGTAAACATTGTGGAGTTTCTATAAATTTGTTAACAGTCTCCACTTGGTAATCTCTTAATATGATTGGTTGTCCTTCAGCTGGATGTCCTTTAGGCCAATTCTTATGAGCCCAATAGTTTTCATCTATCTCATCAAATGTAAGATCATGTTTGTCTCTATGATCAACAATGTCTGCAATTTCAACACCTGCTTCTACAAGTGTGTTTACAATGATATCCAAATGATTAACGTAACCAGTACCACCAATTCCGAAAAAAGCCACAGTTCCATCCCATCTCCCTAGTTTATATTGAGGAAGGTAACGTGCATAGGGCACCTGGAACTTCAGCTTGTTAGCTATCTTACGTCTGTATTCAACAGGTAAATTTTCTACCTTGACGTTAACTTCATCTTGTATTATTATTCTACAACTTATCATTATATTATATCTGCCTTCATATATCCGTAACTATAATGAGGACTTGCGTCATCATCATACTGCATAACAAGATCATGAGCACTCACATAACTGTCGATGTTATTAGCAATTTTTTTACTGCCTATTGTGAGAATGCCTTTTGGTCTAAACCCTTGTTTCATTAAAGGTTTAGGAATCTTATTATTACTAATATACACTATTTTTGTGTTCTTGTCAACTATATTATTTAATCCCTGAGTCTTGATGTATTGGTTAAATTGTATAGCTTCATTGCCTAACTTGTTATCCAATCTAAACATAACGGACATTTGTTCCTTTGGTATGTAGTATCTAAGCAAGTTGTGATACAGAGTAACTTCACTGTAACCTTGTTTGGCATCAATAAGAATTAAAAGAGGATATCTTTCTAATTCGTCAACGGCTTTGAGTACTGTTGCCATGTCCCATTTAGTTTTATCTACGCAAATAAGACTTGAATTACGATTAATGATTGCTTTAGTTAACGTTTCTCTGCCACTAATACTTTCTACTAATGCACGATCATCAAAGTAATTTAATCCGTAATAATATCTTCTATCGTAATACTTGTACAAGTTATTATAGTTAGGCTCACCTAATTCTTCAAACATATTGTCAACTGCTTTGACAGGTAAGTTTTTAAATTTAAAATTGTATATGCCTGGTATGTAGTCTTGTGGATTTTTTTCAAACACTTCTAACTGCTTGTATAATTCCAAAATCTCATCTTGTATTTCAAACTTTGCATCTGCAAACTGTTTGCTAATGTTGACAATCTTCCATATGTATTTTTCTTTTTGTGGAAAGTAATGTGTGTGCTTGTCATAAAAATATTCTTTGTCAGATGAATTTTTTAATTCTTCAAGATGCTTTATAACTTTTTTATTAAAAGGAAATCTAATAGCTAACATCTTTTCGCCTTTGTAATCTACAAACTTGATCCAATGGCTACCGTCTATTTCACGTAATGGAAATCTTAATTTTTCTACTGCTACTTTTAAATCTATTTCATGTGCATCAAATTGATCTGTGTAGTATTCTAGCAACAGTTTTTTAGCTAGTGTATATTGCTTTGCAGTAAGAGCCGTGCCTCTAAATACTTGTTTAGCAAAACTAAACATGATATTAGCATTGTCTTCATGCAGTTTAAAGTTTTGGACCTTCTCCAATTCTTCGTCACCACTATACTTTAGCTCACTGATACCAGCAACTATTTCTAGGCAGTCTTCTGTGTTTAATGCTTTTTTAGATATAGGTCTATTGTACATCGTATTATTATACGATATTATAGGTAAGAAGTCAAGCGATTTAGTGGTTTTCCTTGTGCGATTTCTTCCAATGTCCACTCAGTGTATGCAATATCGTTGAGCCATTGTGTTCTATCGGGACGTTTTGGCATACCTAACGTAGTAAAGTCTGGGTTAGCAACAGGCCAAGCTAAACTGCTAGGACCTGTAAACACTGGTACACCTTCTATTACTGCCTGGGTGGCAGGGTTACTTGAAAAGTTAATTACAGCATACGCACCTTCACAATCAAAGTCAAAGTCGTCATATGTATCTTTTATTTGTGTAGGTTGTTGTCTGTGTACGTTCTTATGGTCATGTTCTATCATAGGCACAGGACACCTTGGGTGAGGTCGCCAATATATAGGCATATCTGTAACTTCTCTGATAGAGTTGATTGTATTTCCTAACCATGCAGTTAGGTTGGGTTGGTTGCGCCATTGATGACTCTTGTCATGCTGTCCGCAAATTATAATTCTGTCACCGCCTAGTGACCAAGGTTTTAATTTGAGGCCCAGTAAATTAGCACGATCACTGCCATTGCCATCAGGACCAAACGCGGCGTCTCGATTAATTCCATTGATTGCTACCTTCCATGTGGTGCCTCGTTTCAGGCCGCCTACTTCTAATACGATTACTTTTTTGTTGTGTGCGTGGAAGTCATCCCAAACTTTTTTGTTTCCAGCCATTCTGCCATGCCAAAGGACAGACCAAATAACAGCAACATCACTGCTATAGTCATTATCAACAACGGTATGCCCAGCATCCACAAGACTGTCTGCAAAAGCGTCAAACACGGGTTTACTATTTTGTGCACCATACTCTCTAAATAAACTAACTTTCATTCCAATAATTCTCGCTACGTGGTTGCAGTAGGTCTCTCTTTCTACTACGTCCCTCCGATTTTCGTACACCCTTCAAATGATCAAAGTATTTGCCAAGCTCACAGTTGATCAACGGGTGCCCTTCTCCATTCACTAAATGTCCACTAAAGTCTTTTACATTCGGGTATTGAACTTGTATCTTTTTTAATACTTCCCAGAACACATAACTATCGTGCCATTCCTCCATTAAAAATATTCCTTGTTCAGCTTCATCATATACACGTTGAAACTCTTTAAGGAAAGCATCGCAACCTGGACTACGTAATGTAAGACCATAGAAGCCACACTCAGGCCATTTTCTATTTCTACCTAAGTAATGCAACCAAGCCTGTGGCGGCACTAGTAATCTAAACTCTCCGTATGTAATAGGACTGTGTACATAAGTATCTGCGTCCATCCATACAAGTATATCTGTATCGTCTTTCTTTGCTTCGTGGAATACAGCATAAACTTTGTTTGCAAATCTTACTGCGTCCCATTTAAATTCTTTATGATTATCTCTTGGTCTTCTTTCAGGCCAAGGACATTTGCCGTTAGCTTTAGGAACTTGTCCCCAAATGCTTTTAAACTTTTGTAAGTCTGGTAGTGTTGCGTCAGCATCGTGTATTGTTATTCTGCTTTCATCTGGATTAACAGGAATGCACTTTTCTGCATACACAACCAATTTAATTTTTGGATCAACTTTTTCACTAAATGAATTAATAAAACGTTGTCCGTATTGTTCTAAGCCAGGCTGATGAAATGTTGTTACTACTGTGATGTTCATACTTCCAAATACCTTTTCATATGTTGCCATGCAACACCATCACGTAAGTCTTTAAAACTCCAATGGCATTGTGCAATCTTTTTAATCCATATGTCTCTATCAAATGGTTTTAGTCTTGCTATGTCGCTTATTTCTTTATGGCAAACTTCTTCTACTTGACTAGCTTGGTAGTCTTCACAAATAATTGGTACACCTTCTATAACACTTGCTACCAAAGGACTACTGTTAAAGCCAATAGTTACACAACTTTTTGCTAGGTCGTGTTCTATCATAGGCTCGAAACTAATGCGTACATCTGGTCCTGTGATACCTTTTATGTAGTCTGGTGCCTTCTTATCACCCGGGTGTGGTCTTACAATAATTGGTCTAGTTGTGTATCGTCTAATCTCTGCAATCTTATGATTAGCCCAAGCTACAACATCTTTACCTTTCATACTCCAACCACCATTACGTTGTAAACATAATAGTACGTGTTCACGTTCATTAATTGACCACTGCTTAACAGTAACACCTAAGTCACGTGAAATCTTTTTCCATTGTTCGTCACCTGGATTATCGTTACAGTATGTTCCTGTGTTATTAAACACACCATTGATACTGTATCTTAAATAATGAAAGGGTGCGTTTTGCTTTGCTTTATATAAAAAAAGATTACTGTCTGCGGTAATAAATGCTTTGTTACGTGTGTTCATTGTAATGTTTCTCCGCAAGTTAATGTGTGGTACATGAGCACTTCTGTCATGTACAAAGCCTTGCATGATTGCAACATCACAATCCATCATTTCAAATCCGTTGTATACCAATCCCGTATCACCTGCCATACGCACACCCTCAATAAAATTTTTAATAATATCAAGTTTGTGATTTTCTTTGTTCGGCTTTAATGCTTTTCCGGGTGGTATAACTTTTGTGTATCCTACTACTCGCACGTTAATTTCCTCCAAGCATACCCATTTAACATCTCTTCGTATGTAAACTGATTATTACTTAGGTATCTACAAAGGTAAGTTAAGTTTTTTCTTCCTGGGTGTTTTACAAATTCAATTCTATGTAAACTATCTTCGGCAATGTCTCCAGCACAGTTTGGCCCTAATACTATTGCAGGTTTGCCATATACCATAGCTTCTAATGATGCTATACTGTTGTATGTAACTAAACAATGTACATCATCTTCCAATGCTTGTTCCATTGTGCTACTACTAACACGAGCTTCTCTGCTAGGCTTCTTACGAACTTCAACTGGTCTGTTTGTGTGCTTCTTAACTTCTATTAATGTGTTCTTGATCCATTCTTCTAAATCTTCTTCAAAGTATTTCATTACTTTTTCACTTGGTGGAACAATTAAAACTTTTCTACCTGCGGTGTGTTCTTTGAATCCTATTCCTAATTGTTTAAAACGTTCTCCACCAAACGCATTTGGATTTTCTTCTCTGTCTGGCATATGAAGATTTTGTAATGCGTTCTTTACAATTCTATGATAAGTTTTCTTACCGTTAGGATTACGTGGGCTAGGATTGTTACCTAAGTAACCTGTGTCCATAAAGTAAAAGTCTTTACCACGTGCAATACATTCTTTGATAATTTTTTGTTTACCTAATCCACGTACAAGAAAAGGAGCAGGATGATCCCAATAGTCTGCTACGTTATCTGCCCTAATATATTTTCCACCACTACCTAATGCCATTCCCATAACAAAGGAATCAACAATACCAAAGGTGCCCTTAACTTTCTTTTCTACTTTTTTAATACCGCTGTCGATACATATTAGTTTAGGATTTTTTACTTGGTCGTCAAATACTTTTTGTATAGCTTCAATGGCGTGTCTATTGCTACCTATTGCTACTCCGTATAATATTGAATCAACTAATTCTTTCATCTCTGGTGTCAAGTTCCTAGGATCCCACTCTCCATGAGTTTCACTCATCCTTATTCTCCATCATGCTAGAAAGAACGTCCTTCCATTCCTGGTGGTAATCGCAATTTCTATAATTTTTAAACCATGGTCCACCTTCCGTGTAGTGTAATGCTCTTGGGGTTCCGTCTGTATACCAACCAACTAGATAGTTCCAGTCCTTAGGTATCTCACCAATTTCACTATCATCTAACCAACTAAATCTATGAAAATATTTTCCATCGTAGTTGGGATTGTTAACCATGTCCACTGTAATTTTTTGATTACTAGGATGTCCGCAGTTCCATAATACTACACTTGACCAATTCTTTCTTGGGTATTGTGTTTGTACTTGTCCGTCCATCTTAGTTCCTGGTTTAGGTGTGTAGTCATGATGTACACACATAACAGCCTTGCTGTCATCTGCTAATGCAAATAAGTTGTCTACGTCTTCTAAAAAGATAATGTCGCTGTCAACAAACAATGCCCAGCCTTTGTAATCACAAAGATGAGGAATAAGAAAACGTGTAAACGTAAACTCTGTACTTGCAAGTTTATCTTCACCTCTCCAATACAACTTGGTATCTCTCATATCCTTTTGTACTAAAGGAATGACTTCTGCATCTTTGTTATGCTGTAAGATACTGTGTTCGCATACTTGGTATGCTATATCTTCTCTTGTGTCATATCCGACAAATACTTTATTACTCATTCTTTATCTTTCTTAATATAAACAGCTTTACCGTCAATATTATGTATCTCGAGACTATCTCCAAACACCTCATGAAAGGCTTTTTTACTGCCTTGCCAACTTCCATAATCGTCTAGTACCATGTATCCGCCTACAACCAATTTAGGCCAAAGCACTTGTAATTCTTTTAATGTTGACTCATACCAATCTGTATCTAGTCTTAACAATGCAATCTTATTTGGTACGTTGCTTGGATCGTTTAGTGTTTGTACTATGTCGCCTTTAACAAATGTTGTTTGTTCCATTGGCATATTAAACTTTGATAAATTCTGTTGCACTTCTTGTATTTCTGATCTACACCATTGGTCGAAACCACGTTTTGCTTTGCCACTGTCCTTGGCATAGCCTCTAGTAACTCCGTCTGCTTGTAATCTAAAATCGTGTTCTGTTGGTTGTGTCATTCCTTCAAACGTATCAAACAACCAAAACTTTCTTTTAGTTTGTGTGTTTGCAAGGTAGGCACTAATGATTTGTCCACCTTTCCATACACCACATTCTACTATGTCACCCTCAATGTTATTGGCGTCTAGCTCTTGCACAGTTACGTATGTATGCGCCAAACGTCTTCCGCTAGTCATACTGTAGTCTGCAGATTTTAAAACCGCGTCTTTAACGTCCTGTGTAGGATTTTTAAAAGTTTCAAACTCCATTACTTTCTTTCTATGTCTTCTTCAACACAGTTCTCACCATATTGTATTTCTACAATCTTAACTGGCTTGTCTGTTTCATTTGCTAACTGATGCCAATCACCTTCATCAATTCTTAAGGACTGATGTTTTTCGTATACACCTTGTATTTCAAAATCTGTTGAAGTTCTGTTAATTGTATAAACTGTTGCAGTACCTTCTGTTACTAACCAATACTCGGCACGTTTTTGATGGCGTTGCATTGATAATCTTTTGCCTGGGTCAACAGTTAATTCTTTGACTTTAGTTGTAGGGCCGTCTTCGTGTAGCACTCTGTAGTACCCCCATTGTCTTGTTGTTTTAGGGTATTTATACTCTTGCAAAATCCAACTGCTAGAATTCTTCTTATCAGTACCACCAACGCCGAAAACAAATTCAACCTTATCGTGCCAAGTAGACATTTCAGGTATGTTCTTATCTGTTCTATCTCCACCATTAGCAAATATTACATCGTGTCCATACCCTGATGTAGCCATTAGTTTAAATATTGCACCAGAGGCAGAATCATCACTGTCGTCCCAAGTAAGAACGTCATCTACCATTTTTAAGTTTCTGATTATTTCTACACGTTCTTTGATTGGCATGAAAGGTTGTCCTTTCTTACGTGTAAGCCATTCGTCGCTATTAAGCCCGACTACTAGTTTGTCGCCGAGCTTCTTCGCTTCTTTAAAATAAGAAATGTGTCCTGAATGTAACGGATCAAAGCCGCCGGTGACCAATACTACTTTCATAGTAGTATTTAGATATTACCTGGCGTCTGCTTCTATGATTTGGATCATTGTCTCTGGATCTGTACAAGTGTAAGGATCGTCGTCCTCATCTTTGTGATTAAATCCAGGTTCAATAAATGCTTCTTGAACGATTCCATTAACTGCATACAACGAATATCTCCAACTTCTATTAGCAAAACCTTTTGCTCTTTTAGTACAAAGCATACCCATTGAATCAGTGAAGTCGGCATTACCGTCAGCTAATAGTTTTACTTTTTCAACGCCTAGTTCTTTAGCCCAAGCATTCATTACAAAACCATCATTTACTGATACACAATACACCTCGTCTACTCCAGCTTGTTTAAACCTGTCATACATTTCTTCGTATGCAGGTAATTGCTGTTCTGAACAAGTAGGTGTAAACGCACCTGGTAAACTGAACACAACAACTTTCTTACCTTTGAAAAGATCATCTGATGTTTGTCTAACAAACTCTCCAGCTACCCTTTGTACAAAATCTGCAGATGGAATCATATCCCATTTCTGAATTGATTGTCGTGCACCAGGTAAGTCAGTTCTTTCCGCATGGTTTACAGTTTCTCTAACGTTACCACCATATTGTTTGGCAATGTTAGTTGGTTGAGTTTCACTCATTTTCATAAAGTTTTATTTCCTTGTTATGTTAATCTGGAACTTACAGACTTGCGTCTTCCATTCCTGCAACCCTTAACTTAACTATGTTAGTAAGTTGCCATTGTTTTTGATCTAGTGCCTTTGTTACGCCTAACCATTTATTACGCATTAATGCAAACTCGTTAATTATTTTTTCATAATCAACAACGTCAGCTTCGCCGTCTACATATTTTTCAACGTCTCTGCTAGATAATGCTCGTGCATAATTCTCTAAATACTTCTTAAAGAAACTACTACGAAGTCTTCGAAGCTCAATGTTTAGATATTCTAAAATTGCTTCAAGCTCTTGTAGTTGATTGAAACGTTGTTCAACAAGACCTGGCATCTCTGCCGCCGCACGTTCTACGTTACCCTTAATACGAATTTGACCTTTTGCTTCAGCCAATTCATCTTCAAAGTATTGTATAGCGTCAGGTATCTTACCTACGTCTTTTGCAATATCAGAATACCAACCCATTAATAATCCTCGTCAACATCGTTGTAGTTGTCTTCTAAGTCGTCTACGTCTTCTTCTAAATAATACCCAATAGCTTGGTCAAGGTCACCATCTGAACCTAAAGCATCTCTAAATGCTTCATCTTCTGTACCAAAGTCTGCACATAAATCTACAAACTTTTCTGCTACAGTTTCAATATGCTTTTTGTCCAAATACTCTTTAAATACTTGCCAAGTCTCTACTATCTGTGTACCATCCATATCAGTTTACTCCTCAGGGTTAATAGTTTCCTCTTCGACAGTTGGCTCTGTGGATAACTTATCGAAGTCACTCATAATTATGTCTAGTTTATCACCCGACCAGTCTTTTCGATATTCTAAGTTTTCCTTACCTTTACTGTCCACGTATTTAAGTCTATTACCTTGTTGAGTTAACAGTCCTTTTTTCTCAAACAAGTCAACCAATCCACTGTATGGATTCATACCTGTTTCATAAGGAATCTTAACCTGTACGCCTTCAAACGGTTTTGCATATCTAGTCTTCATGACCTTACAACCCGCTCTAATACCACGTACATCTGTTACTTTCTTACCATCTTCGTCCTCTTTTAGTTTCAATTTCTTCATTGCTACTACAATAGAACTTGCATAGATAAATCCTTGTCCACCTGATATTTTATCATCTGGATCAAACATATCTTGTGATGCGTAAGTGTGGTTAGTACATACTAGTCCTACGTTGTGTGCACCAATCATGTTAACTGTGTTACGAACAAGTGAAGTCAATGCCTTAGGCTTACGACCCATATCACCCTTCATATCACCTTTATTAAACTGATCAACATCTGTAGGTGTTAGTAACATACCCAAACTATCAATAACAAACAACACCTTAGGTCGGTCTTCGTCTGTCATTTCTCTGTATTCTGACATGAATGTACTAATAGTTTTAGCAACATCGTCAATCATACTCATGTTTAGTTTAAGTAGTTTCTCTGGCGTAGTGTCTACGTCAAGTGCTTGTAACCAAGCTTCATCAAGTGCATTCTCTGAGTCAATTAATACTACAAAGATACCTTGATCCTGTGCCGCCTTTACAATGTTACCTGCACAGATATAACTTTTACCTGCACCAGATTCTCCTGCAAAAACAGTTACCTTACCTAGCGGAACACCTTTGTTAAAGTCGCCACTAATAAGATAGTTTAAGGCATAGTTACCTGTCGAAATCCAATCAGTCGGATCGTTAAATCCACTACTCATGCCTGTGATAGATTTTGTTAAGTTTTTTCGAAACTTAGAAACGTCAAATGCTTTATTAGCCATTATATCTCCTTAATCCATATACTTGGGGTGTGCCTGTTACAACACACCCCTAATATAATTACTGTTGTCTGTTGCGGATCATTGTAAGAATGTCTTCCGCTTTATTATTGTCTGCTGGTGCAGTTGCTGACTCAGTAGTTGCCGCTGGTGTCACTGGAGCCGTTGCAGTAGCTTCTACTACTGGTGCCGCCTGTGCTGGAGCCGCCGCTGGAGTTGGAGTACTTGCTTTTACAGGATCACCTGTTCTTGCACTTACGCCTGCTGGTCTAAAGTATTGACCAAACTGTTCCATGTCGTATGCTTCACCGTCAACTGATGCTTCAAACATCTTTTTAATTACGCCAACTTGAACCTCATCTGGTTTCTTAGGCAAGTAATCACTTAGATTAAACAAACCGCTATCTTCAATAGCTTTGTACTCTGCTTCATCTAATGGTCTCTCTCTACGAGCCCAATTTGATGTTGAGTAGTCTGCATAACCACCTTTTGATGTTTTAGCAATCCTAAAGTCTACACCTGCTGTATAATCAGTAGGTAGTTCGTTCATATCCGGATCCATTAATGCTCCTTTAATAATTTGGAATATTTGTGGACCAATTATGAAACGTCTAATTGGATTTGCTGGAGTGGTATCCTCTTTTAAAGGATTGTCTGTAACAAAGCCTTGGAATACATATGAACGTTTTTTCCAATACTTACGTCCCATGTCTTCTAAGTTCTTGTCTTTAAACCAACCACGTACTTCTGAAAGTACTGGGCAGGTTTCCCCATACATTTCCATACAAGGTACTTGTACCTGTACAGGGCGAGAGTCTGTCTCACCTTTGATTCCAGCAAATGGAAGTTTGATCATCAAACGTTCTTGCCAGAAAAATGTATTGTTTTCGTCACCGTCAGGTAAGAAACGAACAGTTGATGTTTCGCCTTCCTTTAAGTTCCAAAATGGGTAAATGGCGTTGTCGCCGCCTGTGGATTGACCCGATGAGCGGGTTTCCTGTTCTTTTAGTTTTGCACGAATTTCTGCTAATGTAGCCATAATATAAGCCTCCTATAATTTTTAAGCCTTCGTTGCTTGTTGTTGTATTGCCTTGATTGTGCAGTACATTTACTATAATACACAAACTTACTTATAAAGTCAACCTTTATGATGCCAAAAAAGTGGCTTTATAAATTCTTATACACCTGCTAGGTGTTTAATTCTTTCCATCTCGCGATCTTTACCGCCTTTAAGTCTTTCGATCATTTTAACAGCAAATGGTATTGCCTTATCGCCAAACTCTTTTTCACAAGCAGTTACGATAGCAGTTTCACCTTTTGGAAATGAATTAGAAGTGTAGTCGTAATGTGACTTAACCAATTCTTCTAACTTCTCACCTGGTGTTCTATCGTCTTCTTTGTTCATCGCTTTGTCATCTTTTTCAAGACTACCATCTGGTCCAATTTTAACATCAATAGTGTCATCATCTTCCTTGTAGCCTTTGTCTTTTGCCGCTGAGTCCAAATCTGCTTTCTTACGCATAAGTTCTTTCTTTAACTTTTCGTCTTTGTGCGTGTTTGGATCCATTTGGATATCTTGTAATGCTTTTTTCTTTGCTTTGTAATCTTCCTTGTCTTTCAAGTCCATTGACTCTTCTGTAGGAGCTTCCATATCACCTGAATCAATTTTAGATGAAATAGTAGGTGCTTTCGCTTTTACGTATTTTACTACTAAAGGTCTTATGCACTGGTCTGCATCTTTTTGTCCTACTTTCTTAAACATATCGAGTAGCATCGGGTCATCTATGATGCCCTTCAAACTTTGAACAGCATTGTTACCATTAACACCAGCCGGGAAATGCTGTGCCATTAAGCCATTTAGTTTTTTAATTGCGGCTTCTTGGTCTTTACCTTCACCGTTAATTAAAGCATCTTCTGTCTCTCCCACTATCATGGATAATTCATTTTCGAATTCTGCTTCTGGATGTAGGTCGCTGTCCTCATTGACAGAATAACCTTCTTTGTCCAAAGCATCTATTACTGCATCACGTGGTGCCATTGTGTGTACAATAACTCCACCTTGGCTCATTTCATCTGGCTCGCATTTACATTTGATACCAGCTTTTCCACAAGCATATTCCATTTCTTCACAATCTTTTTCGCTAATGCCTCTGTCTTCATCATAGTCACCATCGATATCAATCTTGTGTGCGTGTGCTTCTGATCCACCTTCGTGTCCCATAGCTTCGTCTTGAATTAATTCTTCTTGATGTTTTGCAAGTTCTTCCATTGAATCAAATGGTCCACCTGTTTCTTTTCCATCTCTGTAAGAATAAAATTTTCCGCCCTTGTGTACTGCTGACAAACCGTATTTGTTCATGCCCATATCACTTGGACCTACTTCTTCAATTTTATTCTTTTCACTTACTAACTTGTTAATGTATGGGAATACACTTTTTAGTTCTTCGTTAAAAGTTCTAATAGTTAGTTCGTCAATCCAACTGTTTTGTAATTCTTCTGGAACTTCTTCCATCACAGCTGGTTTAAAATCTTTAACTGTTTCTGCGTAATGTCCTGCACGTTGCAATTTCAATACTTCAGTTTTAATTGTGTCTAGTCTTTCGTTAACTAGATCCATGTAACCTGATAAACCTTCTGCCATTACAGCTGAACGATTCATGTAAGTTTTAAATTGACGTAGCTTTGATAATTCTTCGCTGAGTGAAACGATATGTTTACCAAAGTCATCATATAAATTTCCGCCTTCGCTTACGTGTCTAGCTAAAGCTCTTGCACCATTCAAGTGTCTAAATGGATATTTAAATCTTTCGCCACTGTCACTTTCAATATAAATGCTGTGTACGTGTTGTGTTCTTGCTCCAGGTAACTCTTGGTTAACTGGTTGTGTATGTTTAAGTACTAGCCTAGCTTTGTCTACATCTTCGTAACTTGTTCTACTAGTGCCGTACATTTTTGATTCACTCATTGTTTTGTCTCCGGCAGTATCGTTCTGTTTAGTTAAGTGTGAGTAATCTCTTTTATCAAGATTACTTTTTGTTATATCACGTGTATCAAAGTTAAGCATATTTCTTTTGGAAAACGATCTTAATTCTTTTAGAAAATCGTACCACTGTCCTTTGATGCTATCTGGCTGTTCGCTTACAAAAGTGTTGTTGTATGTTACAGCAACTTCTTTTTCAGTAAGTGACACACTTACTTTACCTAATGAATCTTCGCCTACTTTGTAGTCAAAGTCAAAATAACGTGCTAACTTAGGCTCGTCTGTTACAACTCCGTTTTCGTCACCGATTGTAACTGATGGAAATCTGCCTCTAATCTTAGCAAATAGCTGATCTGATATATTGTTCATATTGCTCATATAACTATTTATCTTATGTTTGTTGAAACAAATATAGGCATGGGCGGTGTTGCATCGTCGCCTGTATCCGCTTGATTGAAGGTTTCATACACTCTAGGATCCCAATCTTTTAATACTGCCATGATACGCATACTCAGTAAACAAGCACTCACTAGATCGTCTGTTTCACCTGGTTTTGCTTTAAAACTACTACCACTAGCAACAAAAGCCTTAAGTTCACTTATTAATACTTTGCTGTTTATTGTTAGCTTGTCGTTTTCAACCATGTTTTTTAATCTAGTACAAGCACTTATCTTTGTGCTATGTGTAGTGTTAAATCCTTTTCTAAACTTACGTACATGACCTTTTCTAATGGGTTCTGATACACACATACCTGGTATATTCTCTTCGCCCATGTCTCTAATAACTATCAATGCACCTTCTCCGATGCTGTTGTTTTCTACTGACCAATAGATGTTTTGTCCATCATTTTGACAGCATTCTTTTATATAATTACAAATGTCTTTTAATATTCTTATCTGTGCAGGTATTGGTGTAGTGTTGTGTCGCCATTCAGCAACTTGTTTATATGTTGGCAATTCAAATACTTCAATAGCGGCAAAGTCGCCACCTGTTCCCATAGCAGGATCTAGTGCAACAACATAAGTGCTATTACCTTCTGGCTTACCATACCAACGTGTTTGCCCCATATTCATTGTAGGCTCGGTACCTTCTAAACTAGAAAGTTTAATACTGTTAATAAGTGTTTCGTCATAAACTAAGAATTCACAACCATACTCACGTCTAAATCTTTCTTCACCAATTCTACCTACTTCTACTTTAGCCCAGTCTTCATCTCTATCAGGATGTTCGTCCCATTTAGCAGTAAAGCCATGAAAGCCGTTAGTACCTATTAAACTTTCGTTGCCACTTTCATCAAACTTGTTTTGTGATTCTTTCCATATGATAGCAAACGTATCTTCATCTGAGTTAGGTGTGCTTGTGATAATTGCACGACCACCTGTTGCTAGTGTTGGAGATATCGAAGTCCAAAATTCATCTGCAATACTTGGATTAACAAATGCAAACTCATCACAGTATAGTAAAGATATTGACATACCTCTTCCTGTGTTACCTGTTGTAGTAGCACTAACTATTCTACTACCATTCTCAAATTCCATTGAACCTTTGTTGTAGTTTGTTACACCTGCCCTAATGCTATCAGGACATAATTCATATCCGTATCTAATACGTTGCATGATCTCTTGAGCACCTGTGTATTTGTGTGCGGCAATTAGTATTGTTTGATCTGGATGAAACATAGCATACCATAACAAGTATGCCGCGGCAGTAGTTGTCTTGCCACTTTGTCTTGGCAACATATTAATATTAAATCTGTGATTGTGATAACTTTCTAGTAAACGTTCTTGATACTGAAAAGGATCAAACATAACCTTTCCGTCAACAGGATGTTGTATATGAAAAAACTTTTGACAAAAATATAGATACCCTGTATCAGGATCTATACATTTCTTTAGTTCCTCAATTCCTGCTTCATTAAACTTTTCACGTTGGTGTGCTTTTTTGGTTAGAACACCGTCTAGACTTTTTGTAGTTGCCATACTAGTATTTATAGGTGAAAATAGCGTCCGAAGACGCTATTTGGTTTTACTAATTGGGAGGAAATTAGTTAATTAACCGCAATGACTTGCGTATAGTTTTTCAAACTTCTTACTATCGCAACCATACTCAGCAGTTATTTTTTTCTTCATTTCGTTTTTTGTACAGCCACTTGCGTTAAGTTTTTTCATTTTCTTTCCACAACCAGCTTCGTCAAATTTAGCTTCTTTATCTTCTTTCATTACTTCTGAAAGTTTTGCGTGTAGCTCAGCTCTAATTTCATCTTCAAGTGCCATTGGATTATCTCCGCCTGCAACTTTTGGATAAGATTTTTTCTGTCTGTTTAATCCACCTGCTAAATCATTTTGCATATAAGCTGTGTCTTGGTGTTGCTCATCTGGTGAATTGTCCCATTCGCCTTCGCCTTCTTGTGCTACTTCATCTTCGCAACCTGGCTCCATGTCGCCCATCTCTGGACCATCTTTTGGTGGCATAGGTAAATCCATTACCTTTAAACTTTTTTCTATGTCATCTCTTGGTGACAGTTTCGGCATAGGCGCCATTATCTCTGGCTTACCGCCTGCGTCCTTTACCATCTTCATTAATGTTGCTACGTCATCAGCAGTTTCACCTGACATCGAAATGCTCATGTTTACAGCTTCATTTAATGAATCAATTTTTTTGTAAATATCTTTTGCTTTCATTATTTGCTCCCTACTGGACTAGTTGTACTAACTTCACCCATGTCGTGTTTTTGTTCTTTATCTGGCTCACTTGCTACACTTGGATCGTTTGCACGATCTTTTCTAGTAGCTTCAAGCTCTTTAAGTAAGTCCATCACTCTATTACCTGCTACTTGTTTTTGTGCATCTGGATCAGCTGATTCCATCTCTGAACCTAACTTAGGCTCGTAAATTTGTTTGTAATCTTTGTCTTGGTATTCTTCTTGTGGTGCTTCTGCATCACGTAAACAAATATAAGCTGGATCAACTCCTGTTACTTGTGAAATATATTCACCTAGTATTTGTGCAGTAGTTGGATATGACAATTCCACTTCAAAGTAGTGAGTCTCTACATTTTGTAATTTAGGAAAGTCTAATGGACGTTCTTGAATTGGAGTCTTCTTAGGTGGCGTCATGTTAACAAGGCCAAATTTTTGCATACAGCTTTCGCAACTGTCTGTAAAACCTTCTGGTAAGTCCCCAGCAATACCAAACTTAAACTTATAAGTCTTTTTTGCTTCAGTTAGATATGTTTCAAAGTTCTTCATTGTATTTCCTTATATGTTTATTTATCCATGTTTTTCAATTTATCAAGCAAAGAGTTACGGTCAGTTACTACGTATCCTTCGCCATTTACAAGTGACTCGCCATCAATTCCACCTTCTTTATCCTGCTTTTCTTTCTTTAATTGCAGTTCAACCATCTTAAGTTTGTTCTGTAGCTTTACAGTTTTGGCGTCTAAATTAGTTTTAAGCATCTGTCCTGCAACCTCAAATACACGACCACTATAACGTGATTCTACGTTCATACCCAAATCCATAAGATCATCATATGCAGTCATGGCCTTGTCTGCTACTTCGTTTAGCTCTTTGTCAGCTAGTTCACCCAGACCCTTAACTTGTGGTAGTGCCGCACTAATTTTATCTAGTTCAGCTATTTCACGGAAGTCTTCTTTTTGCTCAACTACTGCTTTCTCCTTGGAGTCAGCCTTTTCCTTATCAGCCTTTATTATATCCTGGCTTTCAGGTAAGTTAAGTAGTTCTTCTAATTTTTTGGTCATATTTTTAAATCCATTATATGCTACTATTATTTAGTCCATTTAATGATCGTAAACTAACGTCTTTGAATCGTCAACACTTGTTGGTTTGCAGTATGCAGTTATACGATCTTTTGCAGGAACCAAATGTTTATTACCGTAATTTCCGTATTGTCTAGGTATGCGTCGAGCATAATACTGACATACATCTATACTTCTAAAGTACATTGGATTTGGTTGTTCCCTACGATCGTCTCCTGTTCCCAAAACTACAACTAACACGAATGCGTGGATTATCATTTACCCTCATTTTCTCTTCCCCTGATGGAAGATATCTTTTTCTGTAATTACTCTGAAAAAGATCTTTTTATTCTTACACCAATGTCTGGCGGCTTCCCACTTTGCAACATTCTGTACGTACTGTGCCTGTCTAAATTTATCTCTACCTACTTCCTTTAACTTCATTTGGTTTTCAGGTTTAACTTCTATAAGCTCTGCGTGTTGTTTACCTTTTGCATCTGTATACTGTATCATAAAGTCTGGAACGTAAACAGTCATCTTACCTGTTAAAGGATTTTTGTAAGGAATCTTTACTGCCTCACTTGCCCACTTGCTTACACTAGGTGACTCATCACAGAACTTCATAAAAGCAAATTCCCAACTTGATCTATACAAAGGAGTCTTGTTACCCAAGTACTTGTCTGGGTGCTTCATGCTGTATCTACCTTGTGCAAACTTACTTGCCATGAGCTTATACCAGTATGTTTCTAGTTTCTAATTTATTTTGTGATTGGTCTACTTTGTAGCCTAGTGAACTAATTTTTTGTCTATTGTAATTTAATGTTTCTGTTACTACTGACGACAGTTGTATTTCATCGAAACCTTTTAGTGTGTCAAGCAATTCAAAAACTTTTATGTCGTCTATCTTTGCTTGTCTCATTAGTACTGCACCTATTGTTTGTGCAGATAATCTTTCAAAGCCTCTTGTTTCAAAAAAACCTACTACAGCATCAACTTCGTTTGAAGGAAATTCTAAAGGTGCTGAGTAATATTCGCTAAAAAACTTTTTAACTTTTTCTGTAGTTCCTAATTTCTTTGCTGGAATGTTTGGCATTATGTATAAGTGCCTCCGTCTTTAATATTGTATGTATTCTTATTAGATATTGAATTCAAGTTACCTTTAGTTACCGCATTGTAGGCCTCCTTGGCTGATGAAGTGGCACTATTCCATGCACTTGAAATTGCATCTGGAGTTGCATCACCACCTGAAGCTAGGTGTGCCTTTTTAAATCCTTCTGCTTTAGTAATGCTGTCTAGTATACCTGGATTGCTACTAACTAAAGACGTTACACTACTTAATGATCCACCTTTAAGTTGACTTACCACTGCCGCACCTGCCGCCATACCTGCAACTGCTGTAGTAACATCAAAGTTGCCTGCACTTATTCCTTTAGGAAATGCTGTGTTGGCAACACCACTTACGTCAATGCCTCCTGCCTTACCTATTTGATCTTTTAATATACCAAAGCCTTCTTCACGCAATCCTTCTTTACTTAATTGTTTTGCGTTACCTATAACACTTCCAGTTTTTAAAACTGTACCTAAGAAACTTGCTGGAGAACTAAATGCTTGTCCACTTGTAATGTCTCCAAACACATCTGCCGCCCCTGCGGCTATACCACCTTGGCCAAACAAGTTAGCCGCACCGCCACCTGCTAATGAATTAGGTGATGGCATCTTATCATAGTGTCCACTTGCCGCTCCAAATGACTTAGGTGAAGCTCCTTCTTCAACTCCGCCTCTTGCATACCATACAGTTTCATATTGTACCTGCATAGTGTTCTGCACAGGATCACTTGAACTGTTTTCCATTGTATCGTGACCCCATTCACTAATGATAGGGTTAACTAAAGTAAAACAAGTATATCTATGTCTGTGTAGTTGATAAATTTGTATGCTTTCAAAGAAGTGTGAATGACTGTCGTTGTCTAGTCCGTATCTATAATGATTACCTTCAGCTTGATATGTATTTGATCTTTGATATGCACCTGATGTCGTAACAGGATCTGAACTTCCGTTTAATGAAGCATAGTTACCATCTTTGTAATAATAACGATAGTAGGCTTCCCACATAGCAGTAACCTGTCCATAGTTATCATCATGGAATACTATATTAATTGGATCGTAATCTAATCTTGTTTGTAAGTTTGCTTTCTTATTGTACTGATGTTTAAGTGTAGTACTAATAGAATACTTAGGTAAGTCAACACTCTTTACGAGCATATTAATTTCTCTTGTTTCTAGTTGCGGAATAATTTTCACTGCAACAGGATTCAAGTTAAAACTTACGTGATATAAAAATTTATGTTTGGGAGATAACCTGTGTGCGTCATCTACATATAGTCTGGCACCGTGAGCAAAGTCACCAAGGTTACCTTTTGGGCTTAAAGCACCACTAACTACATTATCCAAAAAACCGTTTAATTTATTTGCCATACTAATATTTATCTAAAAAATAAAGTACGCAGATAATAAAAAAGGAGCTCTTAATAAAAAGAGCCCCCTTTAAATATTCAGGAAATATTACTTAATTATAGATCTTATGTAGATCCACCACCTGTAATTAACGTATTAACAGTTCTACCTACTGCTGTACCTACGCCAGTTCCTTGTGGACTTTGTATTGCATTATCGTATCTGATAGCTAATGCTACAGTTACTGGATCGTTAGTTGCGTATGCTAATGTATTGTAGTTAGCACTTTCTAAGTAACAACCATACAATTCAAATGTTTCTAAAACGTTTGCTGTATTGATTCCGTTACCACCATCAAGTATTTCGATTCTTGTAACGAATTTGTAATCGCTACCTGAAGCCGCACTTGATTGTTCAAAGAAATCAAATTGTTTCTGTAGTTGTTCACCAACTAGTTTTTGTACGTTGTTTGAAACATCTTCTCTTAAGTTTAATGTAATTGGTTCCCAAGTATGTTTACCTGCTAGGTATACTCTTGAGTTGTATACATCAACTGTAATCTGTTCGAAACTTACGTTTGGTCTAGTTACGTCTACAACTTGTTTTGTTAGTTCTGTTGTTGGTGTTGAAACTCCAAAATTTTCCAGGCTCACTCTAAAGCGATACTGGAGTTTGGGCATCAACAAGCCCTGATTAGAACTAGATGCACTAGAATCTAATGGGACTGTAATTTTTGATAGTGTTGAAATTGCCATTGTTAATATCTCCTGTTTAAACTATTTATCCTTTTATAGTTGTGCTATTTCACCTGTGTTTTTGAGTCTCAACGGAATGTAAATAAACTCAACTGCTTTCACCGGCTCAATCGCTATATCCAAGTAAAGCTCATTTCTATCAATTCTTGAAGGTGTGTTGTTTGATTCATCACACACTACTAAGAAGTCATATAATGCTCTTTGACCTACTAGTTCTAACATTAAGCTATCTGCTTGAGCTTTGATTTCATCTCTTGTGATTTTATCATTTGGCTCAAAGATATATGGTTTAGCAAGTTTATCTAACTGTCCTCTTAGGTAAATTACTAGTCTAGCAACGTTAATTCTATCTAACGCACTAGCATTTTTGGCTCTAGTTTTTTGACCGTAGTTGACAAGTCCCGCACCTGTTAAGAATGTTATCGGGTTAATTTTATTGCTGTACAATGTATCACGTTGTCCAGTATTTAAAGCAACTGCTTTAAATTCACCTTCTGCATCAATGTATCCTGCACTTGAGGCGTTAGTAATTCCACCACGTCTTGTTCCTGCTGGAGCAAACCATGGAAATGAAACACTATCACTTAATGCTATTGTTCTAAGTATACCATGTGATGCTGGAACAACAATGTTTTTACCTGCATTATCACTTGTGAATAAGCTAGGATAAAAAGTTCCCATATACTCATCACTTGTTACTAATCCATCATCGTTATCTTCAACTGCAAGGTTTACGTTAGTTGCATAGTTGTTAATTGTTGTAGCATCAGCAGTTAATCTAAATGGTAAGTCACCAACAACAAATGCTGTTAAGCCTCTGTCTGTGTTTAGTGTAACCATTTCACCAATTAACTCTGAGTAACCTGGGCAAGCCATTAAGTTAAAGATTCTTGATTGATCGTCTCTAATGTCTTGGTTGCTGTTAACCATTGCTTGTAATGATTGTATAACAACTTTACGTTGAGCTTTTCTACCAAATGAACCTGAACCGTTTGCCTGGTTAGCTGATTCAGTTACCCATCTATGAGCATAGTAACCTGCCATTGACTCACCTGCGCCACTACCAAATCTTAGGTTGTTGCCTGATGTGTCAACTTGGTTTCTAACAAATTTCTTAACATTAAATCCAGAACGTCTTAAGTTCCAAAGCAACATACCTTTTGGATATAGTGCTGGATCTGGAGCGTCTGTGTCTAAGAAGTTTGAACTTAAAAGTGCTTCAATTGAACCTGCTGTTGAACTGTTTGCACCTGCTGTGTTGTATCTTGCATCAGCAAATAAAATACCATCTTCAGTAGTTTGATCACCGTTATCAACAAGTACCCACTTTAAAGTAGTTGCGTTGTACTTGTAAATCTTAGGATAGTTTTCTAAGTCTGCTGTTGAAATCCATAAGTCACCATTTTTAAGTGCAGTACTGTCTGACTGTAAAGTTGGCTCAGTAGCACTTACGATTGGACCTTTTGGATCTGTTTTATCACCAGCCGCCGCCGCAAAGTACGGAGCAGTTGAATCTTGATAACCTACCCAAGTAGTTCCATTGTGTATCATCATGTCTACTTCGTCAACAACTGAACTGTACCATAAAGTTTTATCAGCTGTTAAAGCCGTTACTGCTGTTGCACTTGCAGTATAAGTTAATACCTGCCAGTTACTTGCAACAAAGTCATGTGTACTATCACCTGTTGGTGCTGTGTATAAGTTTGGTGTACCTGAGTTTGCATCAACATAAGCACTAAATCCTGCTAATGCTAATACGCCTCCAGTGTCTTTAATTCTAAAGTCACCACCGTCATTGTGTGAAATAACAACTCTGTTACTTGCATCAACACTTGCACCTACATTTACAAAACCTGCACTATTAATAGCACCTGCAATAACATCAGCATCACTTGACGCACCAGTAGTTGTTACACTAATAGTTTTGTCAGCTTGTAAAGCCGCGTTATTAACTAAAGTTTCTTGAATGTTAAATGCGTATGTTCCTGCTGTAACCTGTGCCGCAACAATACTTGAAGTAATTGATGTTGCACCTGTTGCCACACGTCTGTGAATTTTAAAGTCACCTACAATAGTGTCCTCTGCATTATTATAGTTAATGTAAAGAGCACCTACTGCCAAGTTAGCACCGCCACCAGTTTTATCTAAACCGTATAACGCCGCTTGGTTAGTTGAGTAAATTGGAGCCGCCGCTGTTTCCCATAATTGAGTTGTGTTGTTCCATTTCTTAACTGACCATTTAGCACCCAAGTTAGGTTCTGTAGTTTTAATCCATAAAGAACCTGTTGGTTTTGGAGCTGTGTCTGTTGACTTGTATTCTGGAACTGATGTGTGCGGAGCAATAGTTAATGCTGGTGCTTTGAAAGTACCTGCTGTTAAACCAATCTCTGCTAATAGTGTAGAAGCATTTGCCGCCAATACAATATCTGCACCAGTTGAATAAATTTCTAATTTACCATCTACTACTGCTGAAGTTACACCAGCAATACCAGCCGCTGTAATTCCTGTTACTACATCTGAAAGTGCAGTACCGCCTGAAGTTACAACAGAACCGTTTAAGCTCATTGTAGCACCATTACTAATAGTTGGATTGCTTTCAGTTCCTGTTACAGTTGCCCATGAACTAATCCATGCACTTGAACCTACTTGTACCCAAGTACCACTTGCGTTTTTGTAGAAGAATTTATTTAAAGTTGTAGTTGCAACAATGGCATAGTCACCTACTGCGCCAACAGAAGTTTTAGGTGTTCCGCCTGTTACCTTAGTTGCATCTGTAATTACTGTTGGAAGTTTATTGCTAAAGCTCTGACCACCAGTTGTCGATGCTGAAGCACTATTCCATTCAAAGATTCCAAATACACTATTAGCAGTATCAAACCAGTATGTTCCGTCTGCTGGGTTTGCCGCTGGAGCCGTTGCAGTTGCAATTAGCTCTGTAGTGTTTAAATCTGCTCTAACTACGTAAGCTCTATTTGCCACTCCTAAGTATGAGTAAGCCGCTTGTAATCCGTATTCGTTAAGCTCGTTACCGTGTAACGCATTGTTGTTAGAATCTGTATAGAAAGTTGGATCTCCAAACAATTCTGTTAATTCTCTTTGTGAAGTAATCAAATACGGTACTCCCGCATTTTTACTTTGTGTTCCTGTTGCTGTACCTGTTCCTGATGCGTTCTGTTTATCCTGTGCAGACGCAACGAAAATCATTGGTACTGTTCCTGGTTCCGCCGGCGTGTAAAAACTTTCGTCGATTACGGAAACCTGTACTCCTGGTGATGTTAAAGCCATTTTAGTTCTCCTGTTAGCATATTACAAGTATTTATACCAAAACGCATAAACCTATGGTATAACTACGGTGAAAAAGGGATCAAAAAGGGCAGGTAAATACATATATGAGACCTTTATGTGAATGTGGACAGAAACCTGTAGCAATCAACTACTACAAGAAGGGCAAACCTTTCTATCGAAGCAAGTGTGAGTCATGTGTTAGGCATGGCAAGCCACGTACCGCATATTCCAAGTACAAACAGTCAGGCTATACTAAAAAGAACGAGTGTGACAAGTGTGGGTATAAAAGCAAACACAAGGAACAATTTTCAGTCTACTATGTAGACGGTGACATGAACAACATCAGGTTTAGTAATCTAAAGACCGTGTGTGCTAATTGTAGTAAAATTATATATAAGGAAGGGTTTAAGTGGAAACAAGGAGATCTCGTACCTGATCTGTAAGATCGTTAACGGTCTTGTTATTCTCAATAATCTGTGTAAATTTAGTTTGTGCCCAAGCCCATTCACTAGGGTGTACTTCTTTAGGCTCTGTTCCATAGTCCCTGTAGTCTACAAACCATTGCGGATCATCACCACGTTTTACACGCCATACTTGACCTTTGATCTCATATAGCATTTTAGCTTCATTAGGGAAACGTACATCTGGTATAACAAAGTTCTTGCCGGGATTGTCTAGTATTTTCTTCTTTGTTAGGCTTACCCATATACCATCGTAAAATCCATCACGCATACATTCGGTACCAAACAGTTGTAATACTAGTCTAGGTGTAATTGTTTCACCAGTTTCTTTTGACCAATACTCGTCAACTTCTTCTCTCCATGCTCTGCTTTCATCGGTTTTGCCATCTAGTAGCTCACGGTCCCAATCAAACATAACACTCACAGAGTCTTTAAGTTTGTCAGCAAAGCTGATCTTTTCAAAATCATGTTTTCTAATCAAATAATCAGCAATAGTATCTTTGCCCGATCCAATAAGTCCGCAGATTCCTACGATCATAGAAGTTTCCTTTCTTTAAGTATTAATATATGTATGTTACTATAGATTTATCTAAAAGTCAAGCAGTTATTAGCCAATTGTGAAACCGTAGCCAACACCACCTGCAATCTGAGTCTGAAGCTCAGTATCAAGTTTTTCCATTTCAGCAATGGCTTCATTCTTAAGTGCATCACCGTTTAGTGTTGATCCACCCTGTGGTCCTGCTATAGTGGCAAATTTGCTTCTTGCTTCTCCAAGCATATACTTACAAGTAGCGAGTGCATAATCTTTGATCCACTGTTGGGCTAGGTAATCTTTTAATAATTCTGAATCTGGTCTATAGTTGTAGCAGTAAAGTAGTAATTCTTCTTCTGCTCTAGGGCGTTGTAGTACCATAAGTTCTTTTGTAGTAGTGTTCCATTTGAATTCAATAAATGAACCAAACATTCTTCCTACCAATTCTTGGTACTGACTGAACATATCATAAGTTGCTAATCCACCCATGTTAGTACTTGCTAAAAGATATGTGTTTGTGTATGCCAGGTTGAATGGTTCAAACAATGTACCACCATCTCCTCCACCTGATCTAGAACCAATTGATCTACGGAATATTTTTCTTACTTCAACTACTTCTTGAGGTAAAATGTATGTATTCTGATCAATGATTGTAGGAAGGAATATATACGACTCTTCTACAGAATTATCTGATCTTTGTCTAAATTTTGATAGTGATTTTTTCAATGCTGTTTCGTAGTGTGCTGGATCCAGCTCTACGTCCACCATACCACCGCCTAAACTTAGGTTAATGTAATCAAATACTTCTTGTTTCTGTGTTGTCAAATCTGCCATAATCTTTCGTCTCCATATGTATTTATACGTTCGATAAATACTAATGTTATGCCAAGACTCAGTTTATACAAACCCGAAAAGGGCAAAGATTACGATTTCCTAGATAAGACCATCCAGGAGATGTTCACTATAGGTGGTACAGACGTATTTGTCCACAAGTATTTAGGACCAGTTAATCCTGATGAAGCCGATGCGACACCGGCTCAACCTAGGTATAATGCTGTTAAGGAAACTAATATACAAGATATGCTATTCCTTGAAAACAGGGATAGAAAGTATGATCCAGACATTTATGTAATACGTGGTATTTACAACGTTGCAGATATTGACTTTGATATGAGTCAATTTGGATTGTTCCTACAGAATGATGTATTGTTTATGACAATACCTATCAACTATAGTGTAAAAACACTCGGACGTAAGATTATGCCAGGTGACGTAATAGAGCTACCACACTTAAAAGACGAGTATGCTCTTAATGATTACCAAGTAGCACTAAAACGTTTTTACGTAGTTGAAGATGTAAACAGAGCGGCAGAAGGATTTACACAGACTTGGTATCCACATTTATACAGAGTCAAGATGAAACAAATTGTTGACTCACAAGAATTCAAAGAAATACTTGATTTACCAGCAGAAGAAGGAAGTACAAATACATTACGTGATGTGCTTTCTACATATGAAAAAGAAATGCAAATTAACAATGCTGTTGTTCAACAAGCAGAAGCAGACGCAGGTAAGTCAGGATACGAAACAAGTCAGCTATACACATTACAAGTTGACAAATCAGGTAAACCTGAAATGGTTACAACTGATATAAACAATTTAGATATTTCACAACAAGGTTTACTTGCAGATAGAGTTAACCAAACACCAGAAAGATCAGGTTACGATGGTTACTTGTTAGGTGATGGTATTGCACCAAATGGTGAAGCATTTGGTCATGGTGGAAGTTTTCCACTTAATCAAATCAAAGGTGATTACTTTTTAAGGACAGACTTTATGCCAAATAGATTGTTTAGGTTTGACGGACAACGTTGGACCAAAATGGAAGATAATGTAAGAGTTGATATGTCTAACACTGATACTAAGAATACACAAAAAGGTACATTTATAAACAATTCAACAACTACTAATATTGGCGGAGAAACAGTTAAAGAACGACAACCTGTCAGTAAGGCATTAAAGCCAAGGAGCGATAATTAATGAGACATAAATTTGCAGGATTGCTATTTTTAATTTTAGGTGTTATATTTTTAAATAATGACATGGGACATATGAACCACGGGCCTAGCTTACTTGGTGTAGGTGAAATGACATGGATGTGGTTTACAATGGCAGTTGTGCATTTCTTTATTAGAGATTGTGGGTGTAAAAGATAATGCAACATTTTTACGACGGACAAATTAGAAGATACATTACGCAGATTATTCGCCTAATGAGTAACTTCTCTTATGCTGATGGTAAAGGTGCGTTAGTACAGGTTCCTGTTATGTATGGTGACATTACTAGACAAGTAGGACATTTGATTAGAGATAATTCAGAAAACAAAATTCCAAGTGCTCCTCGTATAGGTGTACACGTTACTGGTATGGAGATGGATAGAACAAGAACTGCTGACTCTACATACACAGGTAAGATACATTTAAGAGAACGTGAATATGATAATACAGGTAAAGAATATTTAAACACACAAGGTAAGAATTACACAGTAGAACGTTTAATGCCTACGCCTTATACTTTGCAATTATCAGCAGATATTTGGTCAACAAACACAGAACAAAAATTACAAATCATGGAACAGATATTAATGCTGTTCAATCCAAGTTTAGAAATACAAACAACAGACAACTATGTAGACTGGACTTCTTTATCAGTTGTTAATTTAGAAAACATTAACTTTAGTTCAAGAAGTATTCCTGTAGGAACTGAATCAGACATTGATGTTGCTACACTAGGATTTAGCACACCAATTTATATTAGTCCACCTGCTAAAGTTAAAAAGCTAGGTGTTATAACAAATGTTATAATGAGTATATTTGATGAAAGCAAAGGTACTGTTGACCTAAGTAGCAGTATGCCTGAACTACAAGCATATGACGATAGTTATGATAACACCATGAAAGGTTCTGATACTAGCACAGTAAGTAAACCTGGTACAGGTAAACAAAGCAAGTCTACTGCACACTTGGCAGTTTCAACTGCGGCTGGTTATGATGCAATAGTAATTAACAATGTTGTACAGCTTGGTAAGAACGGTGTGTCAGGTGACATACAATGGAGTACAGTATTAGATGCAGAGCCAGGTATTTACAGAGCTTCATTAAGTAAAATTTATTTAGACAGAGAAGGATTTACTGCACCAGTAGTAGGAACTTTTGCTGTTAACAGCTTAGACGAAACACAAATTATAGTTAATTGGGACGAAGATACTATACCTACAAACACAGTTATAGTTGGTCCTGTTTCTACAAAAGGTACTATTGATGCAATCATAGATCCTTTAAAAACTAATCCAACAAATATCAAAGGTGACGGTGTTAGAGTATTGTTACTAGGAGATGTAGGTTCTAAAGAAAATGCAGACGGACCAGATGCTTGGAAAGGTGCAGGTGGCGATCTAATAGCTAACGAAAATGATATAATTGAGTGGAATGGTAATGACTGGGAAATAGTATTTGATGCTAGTGCAAACAGTGGTCAAGATTCAACAGTACCAGAAGTAACATATACAACCAATTTAAATACAGGTATCCAATACAAATGGAACGGAGCAGAATGGTTGCTTACGTTTGAAGGCGAGTATCGAAAAGGAACCTGGCGCCTAGTACTCTAAATAAGTAGTTATATGAGTAAGATTATTTGTAGTGGTGCCCTCTTCTATACCTTAGATACCCAAAGGTTTTTGTTTCTGCATAGATCACAAAGCAGACAAGCCAATGTTTGGGGACTAGTAGGTGGAACTAATGAATCAGAAGAGATTCCATATCAGGCATTGTTGAGAGAAATAAAAGAAGAAGTTGGAAAAACTCCTGAAATTATTAAATCAATTCCACTAGAAACTTTTGTAAGTAACGATGAAAAATTTAATTTCCATACGTATCTTTGTGTTATAAAAGAAGAATTTATTCCAACACTAAATGGTGAACATAATGGATATGCTTGGGTAAGTTTTGGTAATTGGCCAAAGCCATTACACCAAGGATTGCGTAACACATTACAAAGCAAATCAAACTTAACAAAATTACAAACTGTATTCCAATTAGTATCATTAATGGAGAAGTAAATGATAAAAGTCTACGGCGACATAATGTTAGATCGATGGATAGTCGGTGAAGCAAATAGAATGTCACCAGAAGCACCTGTACCTGTGTTATTAGAAGATCATCAAGAATGGTCAATAGGTGGTGCAGGAAATTTAGCACTCAATATAAAAAGTTTAGGATCAACCGTAACATTAATAAGTGTTACAGGACATGACAAAGAAGGTTATAAGTTACAAGAACTTTTATTAAAACAAAACTTAGAATGTCAAATGGCCGGTGACCAAGATGTTACAACAACAAAAACAAGACTAGTTGCAAAAGGTGGACAGCATATTGTACGTTGGGATAGAGAAGTTCAGTACACTGGTGATCAAGCAAACGATAGACTAGAAACATACATTAAGAAAAATGATATTATCTGCGTAAGTGATTATGCAAAGGGTACTGTAAGACGAGATACAGTAGCAAACTTATTAAGCAAAGAAGCAAAGATTTTAGTTGATCCAAAACAAGATGCAAACTTTTATCATGGAGCATATCTTGTTAAACCAAACATGGCAGAATACGAAGCATGGTTTGGTAAATGGAATCAAGCAGATGCTCTTAGACAAATGCAAAGACATAGCTGGACTTGGTTAGTTGTTACAGATGGTGCTAATGGTATGCACGTACTAAACATACTAGACGAATACAAACATTTTAGTGAACCTGTAAAAGAAGTTGCAGACGTAACTGGTGCAGGAGATACTGTAATGGCAGTTATTGCCTATGGTATTGATAAGGGTATGGACATATTTGATGCCTGTAAATTGGCTTGCTATGCCGCGGCTAGGATCGTTGAAAAACGGGGTGTTGCTATAATACAACAAGACGATTTGGAACGCAATATCGTATGGGCTAATGGGGTGTTTGATATACTGCATACTGGCCATTTAAAGCTACTTAGACACGCACACACGCTAGGAAAACGCCTTGTGGTGGGCATTAATAGTGATTCTTCTGTTAAGCGTTTAAAAGGCGATTTAAGACCCATTAACGGTCAAGAGAAACGCAAAGAAGCATTGTTAGAATTAGGGTTTGTAGATGATGTAGTTATATTTGAAGAAGATACACCATACAATGTTATAAAGGAAATACAACCTGACGTAATAGTAAAAGGTGGTGATTATACAACTGATACAGTGGTAGGAAATGACATTGCCAAAGTAGAAATTTTTCCTATTATTGAAGGCTATAGCACAACAGAATCAATAGAAAAAATTAGACAGCAACAAGATCCAAGACATAATCAAGTAGCATTCAAGGGACACAGATGAAAGTATTAGTAACAGGACACCAAGGATTTATTGGAAAGAACCTATGTTCATATTTACAACACATGGGTCATGAAGTAGAAGGCTTTGAATGGGAACCAAACAAGGTACCTGATCCTGCACCTTATGATAGAGTTGTACATCTTGGAGCAATAAGTTCAACTACAGAAAGAGATGTAGAAAAAGTTTTAACACAGAACCTAGAATTTAGTCAAAGACTTTTACAGTTATGTAATGACAATGGCACAACTTTTATGTATGCCTCAAGTGCTAGTGTATATGGAGATACACAAAGCCATTACCAAGTCGAAAAAATAAAAGAGACTGACAACATATATCCAATGAATGCTTATGCTTGGAGCAAGTATCTATTTGATAAACTTGTAATGGAAATACCCGAGTACATGATTAACGTGCAAGGATTTAGAATCTTTAATGCGTATGGAGAAGGCGAACAACACAAGGGTGAACAACAAAGTGTCTTTGGTAAGTTTGACTTACAAGCTAAAAATTTAAAAAAGATTTCACTGTTTGAAGGCAGTGATAGAATACATAGAGATTTTATTTGGGTTGGAGATATTTGTCAAATCATTGAAAAGTTTTTCCATGTAGATGAAACAGGAATTTGGAATCTAGGAACAGGAACAGCACCTAGTTTTAGTGACATAGCTAAAGGGTATGCAAAGAAACACAAAGCAGAAATTGAATATGTTCCTATGCCTGCAAACTTAATTGGACAGTATCAGTTCTATACGTGTGCAGACAATTCAAAACTAATTAATAGTATAGGTGACTATAAGTTTAAGACTATACAGGAGTATATAGATGCCAGCAAGACATAGTGGTAAGGTAGATAAAGGTTGGGGATACGAATTAATTTGGGCAACCAATGACTTATACTGTGGAAAAATTATGGTTTTTGAAAAGCCAGGATCCAAAATGTCTATGCACTTTCATAAAGAGAAAGATGAAAGTTGGTTTGTAAACCAAGGTAGTTTTAAGTTAAGATATATCGATACTGCTAAGGCACAACCCATGGAAGTTGTTATCAAGGCAGGTGATACTTGGAGGAATCCTCCGTTAATGCCACATCAATTAGAAGCCATTGAAGCAGGCAGTTCAATTACAGAAGTAAGTACACCTGACTCAATCGAAGACAACTATAGAATACTACCTGGTGACAGCCAAGACGTGAAAGAACCAGATGTTAGTATACAAGAAACAGCTCAGCCACAACAAGGATAGTTTTGTCCATACCTCAAAGTTCTTAGCAAATCAAATTGCTAACGAGATTGCTATACCTAATGGATTAGCAAACGCACCACACCCTAGCTTATGTACTGCTTGTAGCCCACATTATAATTTATTCTCAAGCACAATGCCTGACATATTTAATTTGTATAAAGATATACAAATGTTCTTTAAAGAAGAAGTACTTCATGATTCAAGAAAAGGGTATTGGATAGTAGGTTGGTTAAACTATTGGCCTAACAAAGGTGAAGTATTAAATTGGCATGGTCATGATTATGGTGGCGGTGTTGATTGCTTTCATGGCATATTAGGTATCAACTGTGAACCAAGTTATGCTGAATACAGAGAAGTAGGAACGGAAGACGTGGCCGAGAAGGTAGAAAACAAAGACGGACAATTATTAATTACACATTCAACAAACATTGAACATAGAATAAGTGAGTGGCATGAAGAAGAACCACGTATTACCGTCGCATTTAATATTCAACCTATTGATACTATGCTACAACATATCCAGACACCTAAAGTTAATCCGGCACCTAAGGTCGGTTTACAATTACATCAAGACAATATAAGAACAAACCAACCTGGGAACTTTATGCCAGGCGGTAACCCATTAAACTATTACGTGCCACTATAATGAAATACGAAAATATATTTCCAACCGGTATACTTGTACATGATGTTGCTCCTTCTATAGCTGACCATGTAGAAAAACTTGTAGAAGAACGTGTAGATAAATTACAAAGACCAGATGAGAACGCACCTCATGCCACTGACTATTTTGAAAAAGATAAAGTTATAGATCTAAAATACGACACACCTGAATTAAAATCAGAAATAGATATGTGTGTTAGAGATTATCAAAATAAAAATGCAATGAATAGAATACAAGAAGGCTATTCATATAATTGGTGGACACAAGATTATAAAGAAGGTGACATTCATAATGAACATCATCACAACGTAGGACAGATTAGTGGTGTGTATTATGTACGTGCAAATGAAAGTGCAGGCGGAATAATGTTTAGAAATCCAAATCCTTTTGTTGAATACGGACACACAATGAGAGAAAATTCACCTTACTCTTGGCAAGAATATGTATACCAACCTATTAAAGGAAGAATACTAATGTTTCCTAGTTACTTGAAACATACTGTTTTACCTAGTAGAAAAGATTGTATTAGAACTGTTATTGCCTTCAACGTAAAATAATTACGCCTGAGCTTCACCCCAACGTATAATAATATTCGCATTGGTATCTGCACCAGCCGCCTTATAAACGTTAATTGCTAAAACGTCTGGACCATTTGGAAAAGTACCTCTACCACCTAGTGTAGTATTAGTCAACTCTTTCAATGTACCTAAGTCTAGTGCTGAACTTGAACCTGGCGTAGCAATAAATGAAAATACTGTTTCACCTGGCTGTGCATATGGAGGTTGTCCAAATAAGAATCCTATACTTGTACCTGCTGTAATGTTACCCAATGAACTCTGTGTAAATGTAATTCTATAATAATCAACACCACCAAATGCTCCTGCCTGTACACCAGAAACGTATGTTCCACCTGGGAAGTTACTGTCACTTACCTCAGTACCTGCAATAGCACCTGTTGATTCCCAACTTGCTTTTGTAAAGTAAAGGAAGTTAGTACCGCTTAATGCACCTGTTGGGTTAATAGACATAGTAATAGTTTCATTGTTACTAACCTGACCGCCACTGTTTCTATTATTAAATCTTAAGTATGGAGGATTGTACCAATCTAAAATTTCTGTTAGTGTTGTACCACTTGGGAAGTCGGATGGTGATCCGTTACCAGTTGCTGTAACTGTTAAACCTGTAGTTAGTCCATTTGCAATCGCTGTAGTATACGAAGCATTTGTAATTCTGTGATAAATCCA